TCAGGTGCGCGATCAGGTGCGCGCTCAGGTGCTCGCTCAGGTGCGCGCTCAGGTGCGCGATCAGGTGCGCGCTGTGATTGACGAGTTCCGGTTCAGCGGATGGTGGTGGTGGACCCCGGGCCAGTTCGACGGCTACTGGCTCGCGTACTTCGAAGCGCTCAAGGCTTATTGCTCGTACGACCGCCTCTCCGGACTGGTCGCCGTTGCCGAGCACAGTGCATTCGCGCTGCCCTTCCCCGATCTTGTCGTCTTCTCCGCCCCGCCAACCAAGCTCTCGCGCGACACGCGCGGGCGACTGCACTGCGAGGACGGGCCGGCGATCGCGTTCGCCGACGGCTGGGCCGTCTACGCGTGGCACGGGATCAGGATCGCGTCCTGGATTGTCGAGCATCCGGAGCAGATCACGGCCGACGCGATCACCAATGAGCCGAACGCCGAGATCCGACGCATCCTGCTCGAGCGATTCGGCGCCGCGCGGTACATCCAGGCGATCAACGCCACCGTGCTCGACGCGAGCGATTTCGGCACGCTCTACCGGGCGGACCTCGACGACGACGAGCCGCTCGTGATGGTGCAGGTCACCAACAGCACGGCCGAGCCAGACGGGTCGTTCAAAGAGTATTGGCTCCGCGTGCCGCCCACGATCGAACGGGCTCGCGACGCCGTGGCGTGGACGTTCGGCCTCGAGGACGGCGAGGCGTACGCGCCCGCCCATCAAACGTGAGGTCGGTACATGTACCCGTGCGGCTCGGCCGCGTGACGCCGCGCGACGCGTTTCGCGAGTTTCTGGACGACGACATGGCCGATTGTGATTTCCCCCATGCCTAACCCGCGCGCCGCCGCCGAGCTGCCGCCTGCGCCGAGCACCGCCGATCTCAACGCCGCCAGCGCGGCCGGCATGACCTACCGCGCCTGGCTCGACGCCGGCCGACCCTCACGTATCACATCAGGTCCGCAGCCGCCGTCGGAAAACAGGAAGACCGGCGTTAGGCCGTACCACCCGTACCGCAACAAGTGGGAGCACGACTACGCGAAACGCCTCGACTACGAGCGCGCGATCGGCCTCATCACCGAGTGGAGCTACGAGTCGGAGCGCCTCACGATCGGCGAGGGCGCGACGTTCCTGCCCGACTTCCCCGTCACGCTCGCCGACGGGACGCGCGAGATGCGCGAGGTGAAAGGCTATCGGCGCGAGGCGGCGATGGTGCGGATCCGCGTCGCGGCGAAGCAATACCCGCATCTCCGGTTCGTGCTCGTGACGCGCGTGAACGGCGAGTGGATCCGCACGACGATCGGAGCGCGGCGATGAAATGCACCTGCGAGAATCCCGACCCGATCGAGATCACCGACGAGAGCTTCGAGGGCCTGTTCACCGACACGCCGATCAAAGCCGAGCGAAGCTTCATGTGCGGGCGATGCGGCCTAACGATCCCGCACGACGACGGGCCGTACGTGCCTGGCGTGATCGAATGAGGATCTACATCGCCGGGCCGATGAGCGGGCAACCGCTCTACAATTTCCCAGCGTTCGACGAAGCTGCCGCACGTTGGCGCTCCAACGGGCACGACGTCACGTCGCCCGCCGACATCACGCGCGGACTCTACTGGGAGCGCTTCGGCCGCCAGTACGACCCCGCTGTCGATCGCGTCGAATGGGGCGACCGGATCACCTGCGAGCTGTTCGAGCGCGACCTCCGCGCGGTCTGCACGGTCGACGGCATCGCGCTCCTCGCCGGCTGGAAGCACTCGCGCGGCGCAAAGATGGAGATCGCCGTCGGTCTCGCACTGGGGAAGATGTTCTACGACGCCGAGCGCATGGAGCATATGGGGGTCGAGGCGACGATCATCGCAGACGTCGCGTGGGTTGCTGAGCAGCGTCTCTTACAACCATCCGGAGCCTAACGCCATGGCCGCCAAGCGCTATTACCTGATCCGCACGCCCGACATGCGCCGCCGCTCGCGCCGCTCGATCCGCGGCATCACCCGCACGAACAAGCGCGACGCGATTCGCGAGGCGAAGCTCCAGGCGAACAGCGAGCAGCTCCGCAACCGCACGCCGGTGCGCAACCGCCGCGTCTCGGTCTACTCCTGCGAGCCCGGCCAGCGGCCCTCGCTCCTGCTCCAGATCCACGTCAGCCGCAAGACGGGGCATTTCGTCATGGAGCAGCTGTAGCCGTGATCCACCCGACGGAATTCGCCGAGCTCTCCGCGCGCGTCGACTCGATCGAGCGCGACGTGCGCGCGCACCGCAACGAGGACGTCGCGTCCAAGTGCTCGCTCCTGCGCGCGTACATCGCGAGCCACCACGACGACTCGCTCAAGGCCGGGATGCTCGGCCTGCTCACCGATCTCGAGCGGCGGCTGCGCCCGCTCTCACTCGCGCTCGAGATGGCGGACCTGCGCCGCGTCGCGCAGAGCCTGCAACTCGACGACGTCGCCCCACCACACCCCTGACCCGGAGGTCCCGATTGGCCTAACGCATGAAGTCGACACGTTCGCCGAGCGTGTCATCGACGCCCTCTTCGGCTCGTATTTCCGTAGCATCAAACGCGACATCATCCGGAGGATCGACGACATGGACGCCGCCCTGCAGACCGCCATCAGCAACCTGTCCGACAAGGTCGGAGCCGAAGCCGGCGAGATCAAAACCAACCTCGAGACCGTGGCGCAGCAGATCCGCGACGGCCTGAGCACCGCCGAGGCGGTCGACCAGCTGAACGCGATCGCGGATCGCGTCGGCGCGCTCTCCGACGTCGTCACGCTCGACAACACGACCCCTCCGGCCACGACCTGACACGTCCACGCGTCGGGGCTCGTCAGGCACGAGAGCCCCGACGCCATTTCCTCACGATCAATCCGGGCGCGCATGAGCCAGAACGTGCAGATCAAATGGCAGATCGACGGCGGGAACACTGCTGTGCATTTCTCGGTGCAGCGCGACCTCGTGCTCACGCCGACGAACTTCTCGCTCTCCTTCGAGGCCTTAGAGATCATCTACGCGCAGATGCTCGCCGCTCGCATCAAGGCGCGCGAGGCCGCGAAGCAGCGCGTCCTCCGCCCCACGTGATCGCCACGGTGAGCCCCGTTGTCCGGTACGGCCCGAGCATTCAGCTCCCGACGCGGTACCGTGACGCGTCGGGTACCGAGCGGCTCGCCGGTCGACGCTGCGCCATGCAACTCGACGGACACTTCTACTGCCCAGAGCAGCATCGGATCCGCTATGACCGGGGACTCGTGCTCACGGAGCAGGTCTACCGCTGCACGCACAAGCTGAGTGACGGGAAGAGCGAGTGCGGCATCCTGATGTACGTGATCGCGCGGTTCGAGGACCACGACGGGCGAGAATGCCTCTGGGCCGCGGAGGTGACCCCGGACGAGGTGAAACGGATTCGGCGCATGAAGCTCGTGGACAAGCTCGAATACCTGGAAGTCACCTGGGCCGGCATCGGCTAGAGCGTTTCCGCGCGCGGTGCTTTGGTGTAGACTAGAGCAGCGCACGACAACCGGCAGCACCGTGCTCACCCGCGGCTCTCGGCCCTCACTGGGCGGAGAGCCGCTTTCGCTTGCCCCTGTGCCGCATCGACCGCCGCGACCGTGCAATCACCCGCGCTGCCCCAACACGACGCACCGCCGCTTCTGCGAGGAGCACGAGCGCGCGTACCAGCGCGCGCGGCCCTCGTCGTCGAGCCGCGGGTATGGCCATGCGTGGCGGCAGCTCCGCGCCATGATCATCGCGCGCGATCCGGTCTGCACGATCTGCCGTCAGGCGCCGAGCACCGACGCGGATCACATTTCCCCCCGCGAGCAAGGTGGCACGGACGACCCCTCCAACCTGCGCGGCACCTGCCACGCCTGTCACTCGCGCAAGACCGCGTCGACGGACGGCGGCTTCGGCAACCCGGTCAGGCGATGACCCGAGAGCCTAACGCGGCGTGTCATCGCGACACGGTGTCACCTAACGAGGACGGGGGGAGGGGGTGTCCAATCTCTGAGACAGGGGCCCAAAAGACCGTGCGCCGGTTTCGCGCACACTCCCGCGAAATTCGCCGGTGGGGGGTAGCCTGATGGCGCGCGGACGGAAGCCGAAACCGACCGTGCTCAAACTGCTCGCCGGGAACCCCGGGAAACGAAAGCAGAACAAGCGCGAGCCGAAGATGAAGGGCGGGAAGATTTCCCCGCCGTCCTGGCTCGGTCGCGCGGCGAAGCTCGAGTGGACCCGGGTGCTCAAGGTCGCGCCGTTAGGCCTGCTGACGCAGGGCGACCGGCAGCTGTTCGCGCAGTATTGCCAGAATTCCGCGCGCATCGCGGAGCTCGAGAAGATCGTGACCGACAACGGCTACACGTTCGTGACGGACAAGGGCTACGTGGTGCAGCGCCCGGAGATCGCGATTCTCCGCAACCTGCAGCAGCTCCAGGTGCGCATCTGCGCCGAGCTCGGACTGAGCCCGTCGTCGCGTAGCCGTATCGAGCTGGCACCGGACGCGCCGATCGCGGCGACCGACCCCGCTGAGGACCTCCTCTTTGGCAACCGCCGTAGCGGTTGAGCGCCCGATGGGGCGCTTCGAGCGGTTATGCTGGGAGCGCCACGAGCGCGACCTGGCGCTCGCGTATGCGGACGGCGCGGTGCCGAAAGATCCGCGGAAGACGCACCACCCGAAGGGATTCTGGTTCGATCCCGACGCCGCCGAGCGGCCGATCGTCGTCACGGAGAAACTCTGCCGCCATCACAAGGGCGAGTGGGCGGGCAAGCCGTTTCTCCTCGAGGAGTGGCAGCGGCGGATCCTGCGCATCGTGTTCGGCTGGAAGCGCGCGGACGGGACGCGCCGCTTCCGCATCGTCTACATCGAGGTCCCGCGGAAGAACGGGAAGTCCGAGCTCGCCGGTGCGGTCGGGCTCTACCTGCTCGTCGCTGACGACGAGCCGGGTGCGGAGGTGTACTCCAGCGCGACGAAGAAGGACCAAGCGAAGATCGTGCACGACGCAGCGGTCGCGATGGTGAAGGCGAGCCCGGAGCTCCGCCGGTTCGTGCGGTCGTTCCGCAACAACCTGCACTGCCCGCGGCTCGGATCGAAGTTCGAGCCGTTAGGCGCCGACTCCTCGACGTTGGACGGGCTCAACCCGCACGGCAACATCGTCGATGAGTTGCACGCGCATAAAGACCGCGGTCTCTGGGACGTGCTCGACACCGCGATGGGCGCGCGCCGGCAGCCGCTGACGTGGGCGATCACGACCGCCGGCACGTACGAGCCCGAGTCGATCGGCTGGCAGATGCACGACCACGCGACCAAGGTGCTCGACGGAGCGATCGAGGACGAGGCGTTCTTCGGGTTCATCGCGGCCGCCGACCCCGAGGACGACTGGGCGCATCCGGACACGTGGGCGAAGGCGAACCCGAACATCGGCGTCGCGATCAAGCCGGAGTACCTCGCCGCACAGGCGGAGAAGGCGAAGCAGCAGCCGTCGTTCCTGAACACGTTCCTCCGGCTGCATCTCGACCGCTGGACGCAGCAGGCCGAGCGCTGGATCGACCTCGAGCAGTGGAACGCCTGCGACATCGAGTGCACGCGGAAGGAGATGGAGCAGCGGGAGACAGCGCTCGAGGGCGCGACGTGCTACGGAGGGCTCGACCTCTCGACGAAGCTCGACGTCACGGCGCTCGTGCTCGTGTTCCCGGACACGTGGGACCTGCTCTGCCGGTTCTTCGTGCCGGAAGACAACGTCGCCGAACGCGTTAGGCGGGACCGCGTCCCGTACGACGCGTGGATCCGTGACGGCTGGCTCCTCGCGACGCCGGGCAACGTGATCGACTACGCGTTCATCCGCGAGGAAGCGAAGCGCCTCGCGGCCAGGTTCGACGTCCGCGAGTGGGCGTACGACCCGTGGAACGCGACCGAGACCGCGACGGAGCTCCAGGGCGACGAGGGCTTCGCGATGGTCGAGGTGCGGCAGGGGTACCGCTCGCTCTCCGAGCCGTCGAAGAAGTTCGAGGAGCTCGTGGTCTCGAAGGCGTGGCGCCACGGCGGGCACCCGGTCATGCGCTGGATGGTCGCGAACGTCGCGGTCCGCGAGGACCCGAACGGGAACATCGCGCCGGAGAAGCCGAAGCGGCACACCGGGCTCCGCATCGACGGTGTCTCGGCGACGATCACGGCGCTCACCCGCGCGATCGTGGGCGCGAGCGGGTCGAGCGTGTACGAGGAGCGCGGCTTCGTGGAGCTCGGATGAGGGCGGCGTTCACGCGACTCATGCTCGCGATGCGCGCGCTCGTCTCGATGCTCGAGCTGCGCGACGTGTTCTTCGTCGCCGGGTTCGCCTTGATCTTCGCCGGCGGCGCCCGATTGTCGCTCCCCTGGACGATGGTCGGCGCCGGCGTCGCGCTCGTCGTGCTCAGCCTTCCGTGGAGGTCACGTTAATGGGACTCGTCGCGAGTCTGTTCGCGCCCCCGCGCTCGGAGTCGCCGTACAAGCCGTGGGACGATTTCTGGTACCAGAATGCTGTTGGCATCGGGACGAGCGTCGGGATCGCGGTCACGCCACTCGTCGCGCTGCAGGTCGCCGCCGTCTTCGCCTGCGTGAAGGTGATCTCGGAAACGCTCGCGAGCCTGCCGCTTATCGTCTACCGCCGGAGGAAGTCGGGCGGCAAGGACCGGGCGACCGATCACCCCCTCTACTCGATCCTCCACGACTCGCCGAACGCCTGGCAGACCGCGTTCGAGTTCATCGAGGACCAGACCGGGCACGCCGCCCTGCACGGCCGGTGCTTCGCGCAGATCCTACCCGGCACGTTAGGCAGCGTCGGCGAGCTCGTGCCGATCCACCCGGACCGCGTGCGGCTCGAGCAGCTGCCGAACCGCCGGATCCGCTACCAGGTGCGCGAGCAGGACGGCACTACGACGCCGCTCACGCAGGACGAGATGCTCCACGTGCGCGGCCGCTCGCTCGACTTCGTGAACGGGCTCTCGACGCAGCAGCAGGCGCGCGACGCGATCGCGCTCGCGCGGGCGATCGAGACCTTCGGCGCGCGGTTCTTCGCCAACGACGCGAGCGTGGGGCTCGTGCTCGAGCACCCGGCGAAGCTCAGCAAGGAAGCGCAGCAGCGGCTCGAGGATGGGTTCAAGGCGCGGTCCGCTGGGCTCATCAACGCGCACAAGCCGAAGGTCCTGGAAGAGGGCATGAAGGTGAGCCGCGTCCCGATGACGTCGGCCAAGGACTCGCAGCTCACCGACGCGCAGGAAGCGGCGGTGCTTGTGATCTGCCGCTACTTCCGCATGCCGCCGCACAAGATCCAGCACCTGCTCAACGCGACGTTCTCGAACATCGAGCACCAGGGCATCGAATTCGTGACCGACACGATGATGCCGTGGGCCAGGCGGTGGGAGCAGCGGATCAACGCGTCGCTCGTGAGCGACCCCGACCAGTTCTTCGCCGAGTTCCTGCTGGTGGGCCTGCTCCGTGGGGACGCGGTCGCGCGGTCGCAGTACTACACCTCGCGCTTCAACATCGGCACACTGAGCCCGAACGACATCCGCGAGCTCGAGAACGAGAACCCGATCGACTCCCCTTGGGCGAATCGGTATTTCGTCCAAGGAGCCATGGTGCCGCTCGACCGGATCGACAGCTTCGTCGGCGGCAAGAGCACCGGCGCCCAGGACCCGGCGTCCGATGCGCCGCCGCCTAACGCCCCTCGGCGCGCGTTCCGCACGCTCGCGAGCGACGCGGCCGAGCGCATCGCGCGCGCGGAGGTCCGCGAGATCGAGCAGCGGGGGGCGAAGCTCGCGAAGACGCCGGAGAAGCTGACCGGATGGCTCGCGGCGTTCTACACCGAGCACACCACGTACGTCGCGCGCACGCTCCGCCCGCTTGCCGAAGCATGGGAGGAAGAGACGGGGCGGCGCATCGACGTCGCGGCGCTCGCCGCGGCCGTGGCTGACGGACGCTTTGCGATCGTGAACGACTTCACCGCCGAGTTTTCGGAGTGGCGCGAGGAGCGCGCCGCGGCCATCACCCTCGTCCTGCGACAGGAGTTCGACCGTGACCAAGCGCATTGACAACATCCTCCGCGCCGTCTGCGCTGAGCCGTGGGCGATCATCCACGGGAAGCTCGAAGCGATTCTCGAGTTCCTCGCGCTGCGCGCCGACGGCGTTGTGTTCTCGGCCGAGGAGATCGCGTCCCGCGTCGGCGAGGGCCAGCGGACGCCGGCCAAGGCGAACGGCGTGGCCGTGATCCCGATCTACGGGATCATCTCGCACCGCACGGTGATGAACATGAGCGGGCCCGGCACGACGTCGACGCTCGCGATCGGCCGCGCGCTCGACGAGGCGTTAGGCAACCCGGACGTTGGCGGCATCCTGTTCGACGTCGACAGCCCAGGGGGGACAACGTCCGGCGTCATGGAGGTCGCGCAGAAGATCTTCGACGCGCGCGGACAGAAGCCCATGATCGCGATCGCGAACGCCATGATGGCGAGTGCCGCGTACTTCATTGGCTCGGCGGCCGACGAGGTGGTCGTCACGCCGTCGGGCCACTCGGGCTCGATCGGCGTGTACACCGTGCACGTCGACCAGTCGAAGATGAACGAGCAACTCGGTATCAAGCCGACGATCGTGAGCGCCGGGAAATTCAAAGTCGAGGGCAACACCACCGAGCCACTCTCCGACGAGGCGCGCGGCGCGCTCCAGCAGCTCGTGGACGACGCCTACGCGCAGTTCGTGAACGCGGTGGCGAAGCACCGCGGCGCGACGCCGTCCGAGGTCAGGGACGGGTTCGGCGAGGGCCGCGTGCTCTCGGCCGATCGGTCCGTTGAAGCGCGGCTCGCCGACCGAGTCGCCACGTTCGACGAGACGCTCGCCCGGCTCGCGAACCCGCGTCGCGCGGCGAGCGTGGGGAAGAACCGGGCGACCGCGGCGCGTCGCCTCTCACTCCTGGAGCAGCAATGAACCTCCGCGAGAAGCTGATCGAACTATTGGGCGGATCCGCTCAGGATGACTCTGCGACGGGTACGTCGGAAAGCGGTGACGACGAGCGTGAAGAGGTCATCGACGAATGCCCGGCCGGCGGCGACCACGAGTGGAAGGACGTGTGGCCGGCGACGTCTCGTGTCCCGCTGTTCACGTATTGCACGAAGTGCCGGCAGCAGCGTTCGTGAGCGCCGCCTAACAAAATTCCTCTTGACCGATCGGCCATCACGCTGTTAGCCATTCGCGCGTGCCCTGACTGACGCGGCAGCGCGTTAGGGCTGTGCGGGACAACTGAATCGTTATCCTCCACGCGGAAGCGGTTGGAAACGATTGACCGAGGGAGCGGACTCCGTCCGCGCTCAAGTCGATCCTTCCCACCGCTTTTTCGTTTGAGGGTAACCCCATGAGAGAGTCGATCCTCCTGCGCAAGGTCGCGGGAGTCTTCACGGCCGTCCGGCGCGGCTTCGGCATGCGCCTCGTGAGCGGCCCGCAGGTCGACGGCATTAGTCCGGCGCTGCCCCTCGCGCTCGCGCTGGCACTCCTCCCCGTGCTGATCGTGCTCGCGCTGCTCCTCGCGTTCGTGCTTCCGCACGGACTCGCGGGCCTCTCGCTCGCGACACCGCTCGCGGTCGCCGCGCCGATGCGCCGCACGCTCAAGCAGCTGCAGGACCGGAAGGCGCAGCTCGTGAAAGACATGCGCGCGATGCTCGACGGCGCCGCCGACGCGAATCTGAGTGCCGAGGACACCGAGAAGTTCAACGGCCTCGAGGCCGAGCTCACCCGCGTCAACGAAGCGCTCGCGCGCGAACAGCGGCTCCAGGAAGTCGAGCGCACGATGGCCGCGGCGCCGAGTGCGACGCCGGCGACGCCTCAGATCACCGACGTCCACAACCGCGAGGGCGATCGCCCGTGGGCCTCGCTCGGCGAGCAGCTGCAGGCCGTTGTGCAGGCCGGACTCCCGACCGGAATGACGTTCGCCGGCCTCCGCGGTGGTGAGGTCGATCCGCGTCTCTACGGCGCAGCGAGCGGCGCGAGTGCAACTGTCGGCTCGGACGGCGGTTTCTTGATCCGCAAAGACTTCGCGGTCGATCTGCTCACGAGCGCGTTCAAGTCGGGCGACCTGACGAGTCGGTGCAGCCAGACGGAGATCAGCGAGAACTCCGACGGACTGGAAGTGCCCTACCTCGACGAGACGAGCCGGGCCAACGGCTCGCGCTGGGGCGGCATCCAGGTGTACCGCGTCGCCGAGGCTGATACGGTCACGGCCAGCAAGCCGCAGCTCGGGAAGTGGGAGTGCCGTCTCGAGGACATGATGGGCCTCGCCTATCTGACCGAGCGCCTGGCTCAGGACGCCGGCGCCATGGCGCAGGTGTTCTCCGAAGGGTTCAACGCGGAGTTCGCGTTCAAGGCGGACGACGAGGTGTATCGCGGGAACGGCGCCGGCCAGTGCCTCGGCCTGCTCAATCACATCTGGAGCTCGAGCGCCGGCACTGGCTCGGTCGTGAGCGTCGCGAAGGAGAGCGGGCAGACTGCAGACACGATCGTCGCGGAGAACGTGATCAACATGTGGGCGAAGGTGCTCCCCCGCGCGAAAGCCAACGGCGTCTGGTTCGTGAACACCGAGTGCATGCCGGAACTGCAGAAGATGCAGATCGGCACCGGTGCGAGCGGGACGCTGGTGTATATGCCGCCGGGTGGGCTCACCGGCGCGTCGTTCGGCACGATCTACGGGCGGCCGGTGATCGAGATCGAGCAGGCGTCGGCGTTAGGCGACGTCGGCGACATCATGTTCGCGGACCTGAGCTTCTACAAGCTGATCCGTAAGGGCGGCATCAAACAGGACGAATCGATCCACGTCCGCTTCCTGTACAACGAGCGCGCGATCCGCTGGGTCTCGCGGTTCAACGGGGCCCCGAAGCTCAAGGCCGCGATCACGCCGTACAAGGGCGCCAGCGGCTCGAAGCTCTCGCCCTTCGTCACCCTCGCGGCCCGATAGGAGATCCGACCATGACGCAACAGAAGATCGAAACCAGCCATGCCGAGATCTCGGTCGTGCCGGTCGCGGACGCGTTCTCGGGGACCGTCGCCGGCGACGTCCTGAGCCTCAAGGATCACGCGCGCATCCGCTGGATCATCGTCGAGGGCGCCGGCGGCACGGGCACTTACACCGTGACGGTCGAAGCGTGCGACGACACGACGCCGTCGAACACGTCGGCGGTGCCGTTCCAGTACCGCGTGACCACGGCTGGATCGCAGCCGGGCGCGCGCACCGCGGCCACGAGCGCGGGGTTCACGTCCACCGCTGGCGCGAACAAAGTGATCGAGGTCGAGATCGAAGCCGCGGCGCTGCTCGCGGCCGGCTACGGCTACGCGCGGCTCAAGACCGTCGAAGTCGTGAACGATCCGATCCTGGGCGGCGTGATCGCCATTCTCGAGGACGCACGGTTCTCGGGCCGTCCGGCCAGCGCCACCGTCTGACCCTCACGAGGGAGCGGCGTTAGGCCGCTCCCTTACTCCCTCCTGTCGCCTAACGGCGGGCTGCGGCCCGACTGGAGATCGATATGACCACACGCGCGCGGTACAACGGCGGGCTCCTCGAGTACTACGAGAGCCTCACGCACGAACGCTTCCCGGTCGGCGCCCCTGTGGTGTTCATTGACGACTTCCTCGGCGCCGGCGTGGCGGTTCCCGCCGCGGCATCGGCGGAATCCGGCGTCCCGTGGGTGAAGAAGATCGTCGGAAACGCGACGCTGGCGATCGCCGCCGACTCGACGAACGGCGAGCTCTCGTGCGCGCTCGACGCCACCTCCGAGAAGCAGAACGCCGAGGCGTACTTCAACGACGAGCTGCAGTTCCACGTGCAGCAGGGGCTCGTCTTCGAGGCCCGGTTCAAGGCGTCCGTGCTGCCGACGGGCAACGCCGAGATGGTGATCGGCCTCATCTCCAACTGGGCCGACGGGCTCGATAACGCGACCTACTCGGTCTTCGCGACGCTCGACGGCTCCGGCGAAATCATCTGCGAGAAGGACGACAACGCGAGTGACGAGAGCACGACGAGCGGCGTGACGCTCACGAACGCCGAGTACGCGATCGTCCGCATCGACTGCACGGACTACGCGGACATCAAGTTCTACGTCAACGGCAGCCGTGTCGCCGAGTCGAACACGTTCGACTGGGCCGCGAGCTCGGCGAACTCGAAGGTGCAGCCGGTGGTCGGCTGCTACAAGGCCAGCGGCACTGGCGTCGGGACGCTGCTCGTCGACTACGTGAAGGTCTGGCAGAAGCGGTCGTAAGCGTGTCCGCGCTCCTCGACGTCGCCGACCTGATCGACTTGTTAGGCGAGGAATCGTCCGCGGACGAGGCCTTGCTCGATCAGCTCATCGGCGACGTCGAGGCGGTGTTCCTCGGCGAGTGCAACCGCGCGGACCTCGCGTTCTCGGAGGCCGCCCCGGGCCGCGAGGAAGAGCTCGACGGCACGGGGACCGCGACCCTCTGGCTCGATTACCCGATCGCCGACCTCACGAGCGTCGTGCTCGGCTACAACGTCGACCAGCCGGACTGCACGCTCGACCCGGACGACGTCACGCAGCTCGTGTGGAAGGTTGGCTCGCGGCGCGTCTCGCGCGTCGACGGCGGGGTGTTCGGGTGCCTGGGCCTCCCGCTCTACGTGCACGTGACGTACGACACCCAGGAGTACCTCCCGGCCGACGCGGCCGCGGCCATCAAGTCGGTCTGCGCCGCGTGGTACCGCCAGCGCGGGAGCGACGGACTCCGGTCCGAGCGTGTCGGGCCATACTCGTCGGACTTCCGATCATTGCTCGACAGCGACGATCTCTGGCAGTCAGCGGTGTCGCATCACCGGGAGATCCCGGTATGAGCGTCGCCGGCCGCAACATGGTGCGCGGCTCGTCGCTCACCACGTACCATCCCGAAGAGACCGACGACGCGATCGACTGGGGACAGCCGGTGCTCGAGGAGGTGAAGGTCGAGCTCCTGCCGGCGACCGACGAGGTCGCGCGCGAAGTGTTCGGCGCGGACCGCCGCGTCGAGCTCACCGCGATGGTCCCGTCCTCGTGGGACCTGCTCGAGAAGGACGGCGTTGTCGTGAACGACGGCGCGTACGCCGGCGAGAACCTCCGCGTGACGGCCCGCCGCCCGTTAGGCAGATACGCGGAAGTCGGGCTCGAGCGGACGACGGAGGCCATCCCGTGAGCCGGTCGGTCAACGCCATGAGCCGCGGCGAGCTGCAGCGCGGGCTCCGCCAGGTCACGAAGGACGTCGAGCGGATGACCGCGGAGATCTCCGGCGCGAACTCCGAGCCGGTGAAGCGCGCGGCGTCGGTGCTGCAGCGCAACTGGCGCCGGCTGCTCAACGTGCGCGCGAAAGGCCCGTCAGCGCCGGGCACGCCTCCGCACCGCCACGCCGGGCGGCTCTTCAAGTCGATCCGTCAGGCCGTCGTCGACGGCGTGCGCCGGGTCGGCTCCGGGGACTTCCGCTCCTGGATGACGGAGTTCGGCGTCGACGACAAGCCGCCGCGCCCGCACGCGCGGCCGGCGTTCGAGCTGTCCCAGCAGGAGATGACCGAGGTCATCGTGACCGAGTCGCAGCGCGCGGTCGTGAACGCGCCGCTCGGAGGCGCCTAACGTGGCGACCTCCTTCGACACGCTCCTCGAGACGGGCATCCGGGCGATCGCGAACGCCGACGGGCCGCAAGCCACGCCGGGGACGCTGCGCTACCTCTGCGGCCGCGACACCCGGATCATCGTGCCCTGGAAGACCGCGGCGGACGCGGCGCAGCCCGGCATCGCGATGACGATCGTGTCGAACGTGCCCACCGGCGGCACCGGAGACCGCCGCCGCGTCCAGCTCCAGTTCTCGGCGTTCGCGCAGGGCTCCGGCGCGCGCGCGCGCGTCCAGGCCATGACGCAGCGGCTGCGCGAGATCCTGAAACCGCCGGCGCTGCTCGCCCAGGGCATCGACGGCGAGGTCCTGGAGTTCACCACCCGCGACGGCACCGACGGCGAGGTCGACGACGCGTCGCCCAAGGCCAAGGCGCGATGGGACCTCGACGCGGTGCTGCGCGGGACGGCGCCCCGATGACCCTAACGATTGCGTCACCCACTGAGCCGGGTCGGCCCGGACTCGTCTAACCTCACCAGGAGCCTACCATGCCTCGCGCACTTACCGGGTCGGATCTGTTTCAGTACCTCGACCGCTTCGAGAAGATCGTCGTCAAGTCCGGCGGCGGGGACACGACGACGGCCGGCGCCATCACGGCCGGCGAGAACACGGTCGACATCACGTCGGCGACCGGGTTCAACGACGGCGACGTCTGCATGATCGACGGCGGCGGCGCTGGCATCGAGATCACGCAGATCGACGGATCGCCCGCGACGACGAACAACCCGCTCGACCGGCCGCTCCTCAAGTCGCGACTCGCGGGCGCGCGGTTCGTCGAGGCCGAAGTCATCAACATGGGGCACATCGCCGAAGGCGGTCTGCAGTTCGGCGGCTCGCAGACCCTGACCGAGATCAAGGCCGCGACCTCGCGCACCGCGATCGCGTTCTTCGGCGAGTCCACGACGCTCACGCTGACCGCGCCTCTGCTCGAGTTCAACGGCCTGAACCTCCAGTCCGTCTTCGGCGCCACCGAGAACGAGACGGGCGCGGGCACCGAGGCCGACCCGTACGCGGTCGTCATCGACGAGGACACGGTCGGCACGCAGGGTATTCACTGCTACCGCGCGTGGGGCACGCTGTACGACGGCAAGATCGTGCAGATCGACTTCACGCAGGCGACGGTCGAGGTGAACAACAACATCACCATCGGCGCGCCGAACCCGGACGGCATGACGCTCAACGCGAAGGTCACGGCGTTTTTCGCGCGCGTCTGGGCGGCCTAACGCGGTCGTGGCGAGCCTCGTCCGCGACTTCAAGAAGAGTTGTGAGACGCTCCGCGGGCAGCTGCTCGCGGGGCGTCCGATCGTGGCCGACGGCCAGCCCGTCGACGCGGCGTACCTCGACCGGTACCTGCCCGGCCGCGATGGGAACGAGCACACGGGGCTCAAGGGGTGGGCGCGCTACTACGGCGTCCTCACCGGCCTCTTTCGGCTGCGCGACAAGTCGGAGTCGCGCGCGCGGAGTGCGCAGAAGCGGGCCGCCGTGCTCGACGCGATCGCCGAGGTGCCGGAGACCGTGGAGCTCGTGCGGCGCGACGCCGAGGGCAACGCGCGCACGCTCACGGTCTACCAGAAGTCCGACGTCGCGCTCCGCGTGATCCACGGCATCAACCTGCAGCTCGCGGAGCTCGTCGACGCGTACCAGCTGATCACCCGGCACGGCACGCGGGAGGAGACGGACCTTCTGCCGGCGATCCTGCTCCAGCAGTCGTACCTGCAGCGCCTCATCGTGTGGATCTCCACGAGCGAGGGCCCGGGGCTGCCGGTGCGCGAAGAGGAGTTCGGTCCGCTCCTGAATCGCTTCGCCGAGAAGATCGCGACGCCGATCCCGGACGCAGTCACAGAGATCCACGGGCTCGACTTCCACTCGCTCGCGCAGGCGTTCCAGCGCGTGAACGTCGCGGGGTTCGCCGCGCTCGAGGCGGGGACGGCGCCGAAGTCGCGCCCGGACTGGTCGGTGTTCTGGTCGGGGCTCGAGCACGAGCTCGGGATCCCCGCGCCGCGCCTCATGCGCGAGCGCGGGCTGTTGTCGCTCATCGCGAGCGCGGCCGAGATGGCGCGCGGCCGCGAGGAGGCGTACGCACGCGCGGAGCGCGAGAGCAAGCGCAAGGCGGGCTAAGTGGCGGCGCCGACCAGGAAGCTGGCGGAGCTGTTTTACGAGATCCGCGGGCGGACCTCGGGACTCCAGTCCGACCTGAAACAGGCGGAGACGCAGTTCGGGAAGCTCGCCGACTTTGTGAAGGCGAACCCCATCGCCGCGGTAGCGGCGTTAGGCACCGCGATCGCGGGAGTCGCCATCCAGGCGACGCGCATGGCGTCCGAGGTCGAGACGTCGCTCCGGCGCGTCACGAACACGATCCCCGACGGCATCCAGGGACTCGACACGCTGCGCGAGGGCATCGCCGCTGTCTCGCGGGAGACCGGGAAGTCGCAGGCCGAGCTCGCGCAGAACCTGGCCGAGATCGCGAAGGGCGGCGTCGAGGGGCCGGAGGCGGCCGTCGCGCGGCTCAAGGCGGTGCAGACCGCCGTGGACGCCACCGGCGAGGACTTCAACACCGTCGTCGAGGGGCTCGACCAGACGCTCGACCTCTTCGGCGGCACGAGCGAGGACGCGGCGCGCGCGCTCGGGACGCTCTTCGCAGCGGCGAAGGGGCACTCGTCGCTCACGGACCTCTTCGCGCAGCTCCAGGCCGCGGCGCCGGCGGTCAACCGGCTCAATCTGGACCTCGATACGACGGCCAAGGCGCTCGTCGCGTTAGGTGAGCAGGGGCTGAGCCCCAAGCAGGCGGCGAGTGAGCTCAACAAGCTCGCCGACTCCGGCGCGACCGGCCGGAAGGCGATCGAGGACCTCGCCGCCTCGATCCAGCCGGCGGGCGACGGCCTGGCGGATCTCACGAAAGCAGCGAACGACTTCAACAACTCGGCCGAGCAGCTGAACAAGCGCGCACTCAACGACTTCAAGGCGGTGATGATCGATCTCGGCCGACAGATCCTCCCGGCCGTGACCGACGAGCTGAAGCTCCTCCTGCAGTTCATAGACAAGATCACCGGCGCCACGTCGAAGCGGATCCAGACGCTCGGCCTCTCCGATCTCGGCGCGAAGTTCGAGGAGGCGACGCGCGAGACGACGGAGCGGCTGCAGCTCCAGACCGGGAGCTTCGTGAAGGCGGCGCAGCAGCTCGCGAAGGTGGTCGCGGACGGCCAGCTCGACATCATCGCCACGACGCAGGAGGGCATCGCCGGCGTCGCGGCGGGGCTCGAGCACCTCAAACAGATCGGCGTCCTCAAGGCCGGCGAGGTGCAGGCGACGATCGACGCGCTGAACAAGGCCGCGGCGAAGGGGAGCGGCGTCGACCTGCGCGGCGGGAAATCGGGTCCGACCGGCGACGAGCTGGAGAAACAGGCGAAGGCGGCCGCCGACGCGCAGAAGGCCGTCGCCGACCTCGCCGACAAGGTGACGAAGCTCGGCAGCGTGCAGGGCCAGACGAACGGCGTCACACACCTCTCGGCGCAGGCGTATGCCGACCTCGCCGTCGAGATCTCCAAGGCGCGCGACAAGTTCCCGCAGTTCAGTGAAGATCTCGACGGGATGGCGAAGCGGCTCGTCGCGCTCCGGCAGGCTGCCTCGCAGTTCGAGGCAGCCGAACTCGCGCACGAGATCGACACGCTGCTGGCGTCGTTCACCGCGACCACGGTCGACGACCTGACGCTGGCGTTAGGCGAGCTGCAGAAGAAGCTCCGCGAGAAGGGCGCGACCGAGGAACAGATCAAGCAGATCACGGACCTCGAGCAGTCGTTCATCGACGCGCGGAAGGCGTCCGAGGAACTCGACAAATCGCTCGAGTCCGGGCGCAACGGCGCGCTCTCGCCGCTCCGTGAGATGGTGCAGCTCCTCGACCAGCAGGCCGAGGCGGAGCGGCAGCTCGCGGCGCTGAAGGACAAGGGCGCCGGGTTCGACAAGACGCGCGCGGAGCTGCTCGAGCAGATCCGGAAGCTCCAGGAGCGGATCAAGGAGCTCGAAGACGAGAACGAGAAGAAGACCGGACAGCACACACAGAAGACCCGCGACTGGGGCAAGGAGGTCGCGAACGTCGCGAAGGCGGCGTTCGGGGTAGCCACGGCGCTACTCGGCGCAGATAACACGCTGACCAAGATGATCGGCTCGGCGTCGCAGGTGGCTGACGGGCTCTCTGACATCGCGCAGCTGGCGCACGACGCGGGTGGCCTCGGCAAGCTGTTCTCTTCCGGCGCGGGCATCCTCTCCGCGATCCCCGCGATCGGCCAGATCATCGGCGGCGGTGCGGCGATCGCAAGCTTGTTAGGCGAGTCGCCGGAGCGGAAGGCGGCGACGCGGGAACTGCACGAGGCGGCCGACGCGCTCAAGCGGGCGGCCGGCGACCTGAGTCGCGTCTCGCTGAGCGGCGCGACGACGGCGGGCGTGCAGCGCGCGGTCGGCGGCATCACCATCCCGGAGTTCGGCCCCGGGAAGATCAACACCGCGACCGAGGACGCTGTTGCCGCCGCGGAGCTCGGGAAGGCGCTGCGCCAGGCCGGCATCTCGATGAAGGACTTCGAGCAGATCGCCAAGGACCTGGGCTTCGACTTCTCGAAGGGCGTCACGGCGGAAGGGCTCAAGGCGTTCCAGGCGGCGCTCCGCGAGCTCGACTTCAAGGCGTTCACCGACACGTTCGAGGGCCAGCTCTCGGCGCTCGAGCAGCGGTTCCGGCTGTTCGACGTCAGCGAGCCGTCGGCGCAGTTCGATGCGCTGATCAAGCTGCTCACGGACCCGAAGGTCGGCGCGCCGGCGCTCTTCGGCGCGCTCGAGGGGCTCGACACGAAGACGGCGGAGGGGCGCGCGAAGGCGAAGGAGGCGATTCAGAAGATCTTCCAGGGCATCGTCGACGGGACGATCACGCCGGAGATGCTGAACGGGCTGAACCTCGACCAGCTGCGCGAGATCCTCGACCAGCTCTTCGGCCTGTTAGGCGACACGACCGACCAGGCGATCTCCCTGCTCGACAAGCTGAACGCCGCGTTCGCCGACATCGACGTGGACCTCGAGATCGCCGGCATAACCGACCCGCTGACGAAGGCGATCAAGCGCGCCGCCGCCGCGGTCGCGAACGACCCGCGCATCGCGGGGGCGCTCGCGGGGCTCGACCTCGCGAACGAGGACCAGCGGCGGCAGGCGATCGCCGCGCTGCAGGCGCTCGCGGACGGCGCGGATAAGGAGCTCAAGCAGATCATCCTCGAGCTGCTCCGTTCGATCCGCGACATCCCGGACGCAGTGAACGGCGACGGGAAGAATGGGGAGTCGGTCATCGTCTCCAACGCCGCGCGCGGCCTCACCGAGACGACAGGGAACCGCATGGCCGACTACCTCGCCACCGCGAACATCATCGCCCGCGAGCACACCGACCTCCTCACGGAGATCCGCGACCGCATCGCGCCGATCACGGACGTCCAGGTGCCGGCCCTCGTGCAGCCGCCGGCGTTCTCAGGGTCGTTAGGCGCCGCGGCCGCCACGTCGTCGACGGCGATCAACCTGGCGATCGCGCCGGGCGCGTTCGTGGTCAACGCGCCGTCGCTCGGCGACTCGGCGGTCCGGCAGCAGGTCGCGGCCGACCTCTCGCGCCAGGTGATCCGCAACATCTCCGAAGGCTTGGGGCGCGAGGCGAGGCAGATCCTGCGCGCCAAGGGGATCTCCGTCGCATGAGAGCCCGCTCCGGAATCGTCTCGGCGGCGGTTGGCAGCGTGACCGCGACGTACAAGGACCTCGCCGACTTCGGCTTCACCGTCGAGTCGTGGACCGACGCGCTCAGCGGCCCAGCGCGCTCGTTCTCGACCGCCGCCGTGCCAGGGCGCCTCGAGACGGTGAAGCTCGCGCCGGATCCGGCCGTGAAGCCGGGCCAGATCATCGTCAACGGCACCGTCACCGGAGACACGATCAGCGACTACCTCACGAACCTCCGCAACCTGAAAGGCTGGGCGGTGCGCGCCGTCGCGCTCAAGCTGCTCGCGCTCGACGCCGCGACGTTCGTCGAGGTCGACCAGACCGAGGCGCCGGTCGTGCACCTCGGGATCCCGGGGCTCACGCCGGCGACCCGCGTGTCGATCACGTTCCAGGCGCTCAAGCCCTACTGGCAGTCGACGACGCTCACGTCGAACACCCTGACGACCGGCCTCACCGAGCAGGCGTTAGGCACGGCGCCGGTCCGGCCGGTGATCCGCTTCACCGGCGCGCCGACCGGGCTCACGCTCACCTACGCCGACTACCTGAACACCACGGTCGGCACGCTCACGCTCTCCGGCCTCGACGCCGGGGCGACGTACACCGAGATCGACATGGACGTGATGTCGGTCGTACAGATGATCTCGGGCGTCCTCACCAACGCGATCGACACCCTCGACAACGCGACGGACTTCTTCGCGCTCGACCCGAAGGACGCTGACACCGTCACGCCGACGTGGCCGAAGCTCAAGTACGCGCTCGCCGGCGGCAGCGTCTCCGGCGTCACGTGTAGCTACCGGAAGGGTTGGTACTGATGCCCGCGTTCCGGCGCGCGGAGATCTGGGACACGTACGGCTGCAACGACGGCGAGCGGCTCGCCGTCGTGCAGAAGCTGCTGCGCTGCGAGGGCCGCGCCGCGCTCGACGGCACCGACACCGTGGAGCTCGACCTCCCGGTGACCGACGCCGCGGCGGTGGTGGTCACGCGCCAGATCGTCCGGCTCGTGTTCGACGACGGCTCGTTCACCGAGTGGCGCGTCGGCTCGAAGCGCGAANNTACGAGAACGGCCGGCGGGTCACGGTCACCGCACACACGCCGCTCCAGGACATGGCCGACGCGGGCGCGATCCTAGAGCTCTCGCTGGCCGGCGTACCGCAGTTCGAGATCGGGCTCTCGAAGGTGTCGATCACGGAAGTGCTCGACACGTACATCCTGCCGCGTCTCGCGGCCGCCGGTTACGGCTACTTCTCGCGCGGGACGATCGAGCCGACGGAACTCCAGGACGTCGTGCTCCGCAAGGTCACCCCGCTCGCCGCGCTCCGGTACCTCTGCGACCTCTTCCGCGACGACGAGACGAAGCGACCCGCGGAGCTCCGCGTCCGGTTCGACCCCGAGGCCAACAAGTACCTGATCGACGTGCTGCGGCGCATCGGCGCGGACGCGACGGTCGCCGACCTGCGCTACAAGAAGAATCTCCGGCGCACGGACCTCACGACGGACTCGGAGCGCCAGACGAACGTCGTGCAGCCGTTCGGCGCCGACCTCCCGGACGGCACGCCCTCCGGCGTCGGCCGCGTCGCGTTCCGCCTAACGAACGTCTCGGGGCTCGATTACGAGATCACGGACCCCGAAGGCGGGCCGTCGCCGGTGCTGTTCGAGGACCAGCTGACGGGCTTCTTCGTCGTGCCGGACCAGGGCGTCGGCGTCGTCACGCCGAACCCGCTCGTCGAGATCACCGCGTGCTCGCCCGGGTCGCCGGCGACGATCACGCTGGCCGACGACACCGGCATCACGTCGGGTCGCGTCTACGAGCTGCGCGAGGATGCGGACGGGACACTGCTCTCGGAGATGCCGGCGTCGGCCACGATCACCGACCGCAAGGTGCAGTCGATCGAGCGCGGGGACTTGTTAGGCGTGCGGAACCTCGTCGGCAACGGGTGGCTCCGGCTGTGGCCCGACCCGGACGCGCCGCCCACGGACTGCGGTTACTTCCCGGACAACTCGAGCGCCGCGACGGACTACGTCTCGCAGAACACCGACCCGCTCTACACGCAGTACGGCGGGAAGTCGCTCCGCATCCGGGACGAGGACTCCACGGCGGGCCGCGTCGTCGGCCTGCGATACCCGATCTTCTACCCCGACGCGAAGGAGGGGCGCTCGCTCCACTGCGTGAAGGTGCGGGTGTTCTTCAAACGGTTCGCCGGCGCGGCGTGGTTCTACATCACCCCGCGGGACGGCATCACGGGCGACGTCGTCGTCGATTCCGAGGGCCGACCGGTGCGGCTCACGCTCGTCGCCAAGGACAACCCCGTCGAGGGCGGGTACGTCCCCACCATCGGCTCGTGGGTCGACGTCTCGCTGATCAACGTCGACCTCCTGAACTACAACCTGCACGGCGTGATCCTCGACGTGACGGCCGGCGCCGGCTACTTCGGCACCACGCTCGGCTCGGTCGACTGCTTCGTGGACGCCGTGCAGGTGACGCAGTCCGTGGGCGACGCGCCGGACGGCTTCGTCGAGTACTCAGGGTCGAACGCGCTCTGGCGCGAGGGCAACCGCGTGCTCGCCACCTTCACGGACCCGCCAGAGCACTACGAGCTCGACATCCTCGACCTCACGCGGCTCGACGGCAGCCGGTACCCGTTCGACGCGCTCACGTTAGGCGCGGACGTCCGCCTGACGGACGCGTCGCTGTCGATCCGCGGCGAGCGGCTCCGGCTCGTCGAGTTCTCGGTGATCGACTACCTGGAGCCCGCCCGCACGCAGGTCAAGGTGGCCTCGCGGTGGGAGCAGTTCGTGGACGTAACGTTCGCGGGCGGCGCGGCGTTAGGCGTCAAGCCGACGCCGGCCGTCACCACGACCACGCAGCCGCCGCCGGGGACGCCCCCGACACCGCCGCCTGTGCCTGGCGGGACCGGGGCGGCCGCCCCGGTCGTGGTGACGCTCCCGATCGCTGACGGCGCCGACGAAACGGTGATGCTGGAACAGCCGGCCGAGGAAACGGACTATTGGCCGACACAGCACCCGTGGTACGACGCCACCGGGCAGACCGAGGTCCGCATCATCGCGCACGTCGTCGAGGCCGGCGCGAGCGGGGCCGTGCTCGTGGGCAAATGCACAGCAACGCCGTCGGACCCTGATTCCTACGTCACCCCGGCGGCGCGCGGGACGTTGACCATCCCGATCTCTACGGTCGGTGAAGTGAAGTCGGGATGGGTGGCGCTCGCGAGTAGCGCGATCCGGGACGCGGCGTGGAAGCTGCCCGCCCAAGGCGGTGACGGGTCCGCGACCCCGGTCATTGGGAAGGCGCACTACCAGTTCCGGCGTGCCGCGCCGGTGCGCTACAGTCGATTCTACTGGCGATCGGGCTCCCCGTCGGCCGCCCCGACCAGCCTGCCGGGCGTCGCGGCCTTGGGGGATTTTTGGGGCTGCGATCCCCCGTTAGGCATCGCGGGATGGCTCGCGCCGACCGAGAGCGACGTCATCGCCGGTGCCGGACGGCTGTTGCGCGCCAAAGGGAACGCCTTCACCGGCGTCACGACGGACACGACCGACGCCCACATCGATGTGTCCGGTCTGATCCTGGCCTTCGTGTCGCCGCCGCTCGCGTCGCAAATCCTGACGACGTTCCCGTGGCAGATGATGTTCGCCGCGTCCGACCCGGCCGCGAACACACGCGGGTACGTGACGGGGCGGCTCGTCGTCTGGCGCGAGTCTACGGATGAGATCGTGGCGTACGGGCCGACGATCGCGCCGGGGCCGCTCTGGTTCGGGTTCTTCAAGAAGGCGCGCATCGGCTACGGCCAGTTCGTGATGCACGACGCCGCCGACGTCGGCACGATCATCCCCTCGCTCGCGGTCGACCCGGATTACCGCCTCGTGCTCGTGGTCGGCGGCGCGATGGACACCGGGTGCGGCGGGCTGCAGACCACCGAGGGGCTCGGAATCTCCGTCGAGTACAACGGCAGTTACGACGCGTGGGCGGACGGCACCGAGATCCTGGTCGACCCCACGGGCGGCACGGCCAGCTACCTCGACATCCCCGACACGATCCGCTTCGCCTCCGAGGACGCCTAACAATGACCGGGCCGATCGCGCTGAAGCGGTTCCCGGCGGGCACCAGACTCGCGCCCGTGGCCATCGACGCGCTGCCGAGTGATTGGGCGACCGTCAACTACACGATCACGATTGCCGAGCATCCGGAGAAACCCGGGGTGCCGATTCTCGTGTTCGTCCCGACCGACAGCACGATCATCAGCGCCACGCCGATCTACGTGTCCGACGGCGCAGGTGGCTACGAGCCCGTCTACGACAGCAGCGGCAACCCGCTGTACGTGCCCTAACGAGTGACCTATGCCGATTACCCTGCACCCTGACCTGACCGCTGCCGAAGACCTCCACGGCCCGGCGGTCATTTCCGAATCCGACCCCGGCGCGATCGGCGCTGGGAAGGCATGGTTCAAGCGCTCAACGAAAGCCTTGAGTATCCGGAACGCCACCGATAGCGGGTGGGATGCGGTGACATCGTCCATCGCCGCGGGGTCCGTCACGACCACGGAGCTCGGCGGCGACATCACCGCGGCCGGCAAAGCGCTCCTGGACGACGCGGACGCGGCGGCGCAGCGCACCACGTTAGGCTTGGGCTCACTCGCCACGCTCTCGTCGCTCGCGCTCGACGACCTCGCGGATGTCACCGCGCCATCGCCCGCGGACGGCGACCGCCTGACGTGGGACGCGGGCATGTCGAAGTGGGTCCCGTCCTCGGCGACCGCGGGCTACACGGACGAGCAGGCGCAGGACGCCGTGGGCGCGATGGTGACGGGAGATTTCGACTACGACGACGGCATGCCGAGCCTCGCGCTCTCGGATACCGCCGTCACGCCGGGCTCGTACACGAACGCGAACATCACGGTCGACGCGAAGGGGCGCGTGACGGCCGCCGCGAACGGGACCGGGGGGGGCGGCGGGTCTCCGGCCGACGATGACCTGCTCGCCGCGTGGGCCGTTCCGGGCTCCCCGAACGCGCAGGACGACGAGTTCGACGGCAGCAGCTCCGCGACGTGGACGGACATCAACTCCCCGACCTACGCGACGCTCGACAACTCGCTCGTAGTGAGCGTCACGGCGGTCGACGCGAAGAAGCTCCGCGTCCAGGTCTTCCACTACGGCGGCGCCGCCGACCCGGGCGAGCGCGATCTCGCGACGAACGGCATCGACAAGCCGGTGCTGAACGTNNACGCGCCCGCCACGCCCTACACCGTGGTCTGCGCCAAGACCAGCTACCAGCAGAGCGGGAGCGGCGGCACGCCGGGGATGTGGTTCCGCCAGAGCTCCACGGGCAAGCTCTACGTGTTCGCCTGCCACGCCAACGGCGACCTCTCGGTCCACCACTACTCCGGGCCGGGCGCGGGGACGTTTGTGGCGACCGACCTGTCCGCGACAGGCTCACTCTGCAGGTCGCGCTTCATCTGGCAGTCGATCACCGACGACGGGGCGAATCTCAAGTTCTGGTACTCGCCCGACGGCGTGAAGTGGATTCAGGCGCTGTCGATCGGGCGCGGGAGCTACATGACCGGCGGGCCTGACCAGTTCGGGATCGGCGCCAACGGCGTCGACACCGCGTTCGACGAGCGGTTCCACCACGTCCGCGTGGTCGCGGCGAGTGCGCCCTAACGCGTCAGGGCGGCATCACCCGCGGCCACACCAGCCGGACGACCGCCGCCGCCGCGCACAGCGCGAGCAACACGGCGAGCAGGGTCCGGTCAGTCCACCGCATCGCGCCGCAGCAACACGACCGCGAGGGCCGGGAGGTAGTACGCGAGCACGATCACGCGGGCGAAGAGTGAGAACGTACGTGCACGGTCGTCCCAATCGATCCCCGGCATCAACAGCGGCGCCGCGGCGCGGAGGAGTGCGACCGAGAGGAAGCTCCAGAGCCCGAACACGATGGCCTGCATCCGGGTCCGCGCGAGCAATCCTAACGCGAGCTGGTCGTAGAGCAGCATCGTTTGCGGCACACACGCCATCGCGAGCAGGAGCCGGCCGTCCTCATGTCGCCACCGGAGCGCCGCGAGCAGCAGCAGCGGCCCGCCGACTTGCCACTGCAACACGGGGATCCGGTAGTCGCTCGCGCCCCGAGCGCGCACGACGGCGAGCCACTCCATCGGCCACGTCGGCATCACCGCGAGCGAGACGAGCAGCGCGGCCAGCCCGACCACCACAAAGGGCCACGACGGGCGATGGGCGAACGCGGCGAGGCCGAGATTGGGCTTGCACGCCGCGAACACGCCGAGTCCCGGCATCAGCGCGGCGGCCGTTACCCACGGCGCCCACTGGCCGGTCGAGAGGCACCAGAGCGCCGGGAACGACATCAGCACCGGCAACCGCTCGAATCCCTCGCGTGTCATCGCGAACGCCAGCACGCCCATCCCGAGCGCGCCAAAGAGCACGCCCGCGACGTTCACCGGCAACAGCGCCAGCGGCGCGACGACCAGGGCCGCGGGCAACGTGTAGAGATAGCCGCTCTGGAAGTGGAACGGCCCGCCCGGCTGCACCACGGCGTAGGGGCTCTCACCACCGAGCAGCGCGCGACTGCCGACCCAGAAGTACGCGAAGTCGGACGGGTAGCCGACTTGGATAACGATCTTGATGACGGCGATGAGGGCCGCGGCGCAGGCAACCGCGCCGCCGACAAGGAGGCGCCGGCGCACCGACGGAGTCACACCGGCAACACCCCTGGCCAGACCAGGCGGACGAGCGCCGCGACCGCGCACAGCACGATCAGGATGATCACCAGTGCGCGGTTCTCGACCGGCCGCTTCACGCCGTGGGAGAACGCATAACGCGAATGTGTGGACAGACACCTAACGCGCGGTATCGGTCGACACCCCGAATCATGCCATCACACCACCCAGCGGCCGATAATGCGTCGGGTTTCCTTCCCGGACTCGATGATGACCGGCAGCCGGGTTGCAGGAGGGTCTCCCCACTCGTCTTCTAGCTACGTACCGCCGTGCTGACCCGCGGCTCTCGTCCAGTGATGGGAGGGAGCCGCGTTTTTTTGTTGCCCCGCCGCCCGCCGACACCCGTGGATCAGGCACGCGCCTTCGAGCTCATTATCGGCGTCCTGCTGACGCTCCTCACCGCGCTCTCGGGATGGACCCTGAGAACCGTGCTCGATCTCCGGTCGCGCCTCGACGTTATGGAGGCGCGCAACAAGGTGATTCTCGAGGGCGGTGACGGCAAGGAAGGCATTCTCGGCGACATCCGCTACCTGCGCACGCGCGTCGGCTGGGTCGCCCGCGCCGCGCACGCGCTCCGCGATCGCTTCTACCACGTCGAGCGGCACGTCCACATCGAGGGCATGCCGTCGCTGGACCTCCCACCCGAGTGATCTCTATGAAATTCAGCCTCTCGACAGTGCTCACCTCCCTGCTCCCGATCCTCACACTCCTCGTGGGGATCGCCGCGAAGTCGATCGTCCAGGTGATCCGCCGCGTCTCCGATCGGGTGGACAAGCTTCCGGCCTGGCAGATGCGTGCAGTGCTCCTGGTGGTGACGACCGGCCTCACGATCGCGCGCCACTTTCTGCCGGGCGTGGAGCTGCCGGCCGCGGTCGACGGCTACAGCGTCGACGTCGTGAGCGGGCTCCTCTCGATGCTCGTCGCCCACGTCGCGCACACTGCCGAACATCCGAGCGGTCCGGCGACGCCGGCGGGTAAGTGATGGCGCCGGCCTCGCGCACGTTCGAGCGCCTCACGCTCACGGACTTCCGGGCTTCGCGAGTGTGACGCCGTGCTCTCCGATTGGGACGGTCGATCCGCGCGGCGCGAGCACTCGGCTCGGCGCGCGCTGTCGTGACTGACCCCGACCTGTACGTCGCCGCCGCCGAGGCCGTGGCCTCGCGCGGCATCTGCTGCTCGTGGACGAGCGTACCGGCCGCCGCTGGCGCGCGGGCGACTCCCCGATGCACCCCTCGGCGCGGCAGCTCTGCCGCGTGCTGGTCGCGCACCCTGAGGTCGCGGACGAACTACGGGACTGAGCGAGCGACAGGGGACAAGGCACCCGCAGACCAGCCCAAGCGTCGGGCTGGTCTTTGTCGTTGGTGGTCTGTGGCGGACGCGCAACCGTCACGTCCAGTTGTCATGTAGGGCATAAGGCGACACCCCGAGAACGCCGATTCATTTGGCAAGGGGGCCCGCCACACCATCACGGCCGCCGGGCCGCGCGCCATCGGGTGATGCACCGAATACAGTGTCGCCGAATGCCCGTGACGTGAGTCGGTACGAGTGATAGAGTAGAGGTACGCATGACACCGCCGGGCCAGCTCCGGCGGCGACACAATCGAGATCGCCCCGCTCACGCGCGGCCCATCGCTCCCTCGGGAGTGGCGGGCCGCGTTTCACATCCACCACCGCGCGCCATGCAGGAGCACCGCACCTCCGAACCCCGCGGCCGTCGCCGGTCCGACCAGATCCTCGAGGGTTGGACGTGGGGACGCGCCATCAAGATCCTCACCGCGCTCACGCTGCTGGGCGGCGTCGTCACCGCCCTCGTGAGCGTCGGCGCCGCGACGATCGCGACGAAGCCGCAGCTCGACGCCGTCGTCGAGAAGGTCGACACGCTCCGCGTGCGTACGGATCAGCGCTTCCAGCGCCTCGAGGCGCGCCAGGACGCGACCGAGCAGGTGCACGACCTCCTGCCCGCGTTCTTCCGGCTCCAGTGCATTCAGCTCGAGCAGATCCGCAGCGCCTCGCTGGCCGAGGCGGCCGGCTTCCCGTGCGATTCCCTCCTCCGGAGACATCCCCGATGAGAAAGCTGATCGGCGTCATCCTCTTCGCGTTAGGTGTGGTCGGCCTCGTGCTCGACTACGACGGCATCCGGGTCGCGCACGGCGGGGCGCTGCACGCGATCAACGCCGCGGTCGAGCTCTCCCTCATCATCGTCGGCATCATCTGCCTGATCCCCGCGCTCGCGTTAGAGATCGCGAAAGATCTGCCGGTGTTCGGGAAGGCGGTGACCGCCGTCTGGCCGGGTGGCCGGCGTGATTCGGACCCGCCGGCGCCTGGCGGCGGGCCGTGAGCGCCGGCATGGACCTGCTGGGCGACGCCGCCACCGCCCTCACGGTCCAGCACTCGTTAGGGCTCCTTGCCCCGAAGATGCGCGCCGCGGTCGAGTCGGCGCT